TTTTCAGTAACAGTAACAATGTATTTAAATGATGACTATGAAGGCGGAGGAATTGATTTTTATATAAATGATAAGCTATTCTACTACAAACCAAAAGCTGGGGACGTAATTGTTTTTCCAGCAGGTGATCCTGGATTCTTAACAGAAGGAGATGAGCTTTATCATCACGGAGTAAGAAAAGTTGTCGGCGCTCCAAAATATTTTATTAGAAATAACTTACTTAGATTTAATGAGGGTACCGAAGAATGGTCTAAAAACCAACAGCTATATGGAGAAGAAATATGGGACCAGATGGAAAGAGAGCGTTGGAAAAAAGACAGAGAAAATGGAGTTTATCAACAGATAAACAAAGAACACGTAATGAAAGCGAGAAGACTAAATGATATATAATCTTGATGGCAAAAAAGTTTTAAAGCACGACATAGTCGCATATGAAAATTTTATTTCACCAGAGCATTGCGATGCTATATTAAAGTACTGGGAGCACTCAACAGAAAAGGGTACATTGCCATGGGGCGCTATTTCATTTTATGAATCGTTTTCGGCTAACCTCCCAGAAGATGCAGACATGCTTGACTTTGGATTACCAGAAAACTTTTTTAAAGATTTAGAGGCTGGAATACAGGCAGCCACAGAGGATACTAGAGGAAAGCCAGTTAGAAAAGTTAGCTATCATGCACAAAAATGGATTGAAGGAGCATTTGCTGGATTTCACTCAGACAATAGTTCGCTAGATGATCCAGAATACAATGCTTTTGAAAGAAGCAAGATGGCAACATTCCTTTATTTAAATGAAGACTTTGAAGGCGGAGAGCTTAACTTTAGAGATCATGATATAAAAATAAAGCCAACAAAAGGATTACTTGTAGCCTTTGAAGGAGGGCACCACAATATACATGAAGTTCTACCAATAGAAAGCGGAGTCAGATTTACAGTAGGGTCATTTTGGGATTTTGATGAAATTCAATACACAGATGAAACAAAGGCAAGATGGGAAACTGAAATCTCAGCAGCAAGAATACAGCAAGCAGCAGATGCAGAGGAATGGGCAAACATGCGTGAGCGTGGAGAAAGACTTCGTCCTGGCCCAGGAGTATCAAGCAAGCCGTCAAAGGGAATGTCTGGTAATGAAGGCTGAAGTTCTTTATGACAAAATAGTTTATTTTGAAGATGCCATCCCCAACCCAGAAAAATGGCTTGAAAAAGTAGGCGAGGCAAACGATGAAATTATTTCAAAGTGGCTAAGCTGGGAAGCAAATTCAGAAGTGACATATGTATATGGAGAAAGAAAGTTTTTATTAATAAAAGATTCTTTACAAGAAGAGTCAGACTCTGGCAAACTTACTATGGAGATAATTAATGCTATGCATGCTTGTGCTGAAAAGTATGCTAAAATATATGAGATAGAAGATAAGCCTGAAATAGCTAAAGATTTTGTTTTAAATAAGTATGCCGAAGGCGAAGAAATGGGCCAGCATACTGATTGGAATGAAGATCAAAAAACACTTGAATATTCTTTTGTAATATATCTAAATGATGATTATGAAGGTGGAGAGTTATATTTTAGCAAGCAGGACATAAAAGTAAAGCCTAAAGCAGGTAGCATAATATTGTTCCCTTCAAAAGAGCCTTACTTTCATGGCTCGCTAAAATTAACTTCTGGAAGAAAGATATTTATACCACATTTTTGGAAAAATGGAACGATAGTTCACTAAGGAGATATAATGAATGTAACAGAGCTGAGCAATGGAATACTTTATGTAACAGGTCTAATTGATAATCATGAAGATTTAATTTCTGCAATTGAAAAAACAGAGGCTAATGAAAAAATGACTACATTAATTCCAAAATGGAAAACATGGGAATCATGTAGTGGAGAGTGCTATATTTATGGCACAAATAAAAACATAAACTCAGAGCATTGGAAAAACTACAAATCTGGTGACCTAGCAAAACAAATGGATGAAGATACACTAGATAAATTTTCTTATATCTTTGGAACTATAAACACAGCCTTTAGAAATTCATTTGAAGCGTACAAAGATTTTTATAAGATAGAAGATCCTTTAAATATGTACCCAGATGTCGGAATTAACAAATATGATGCTGGTACTTTTATGGGTGGGCACTTTGATCAGCAAGAGGGAGATACCAGATTAAAATATTCTGTGGTCTTATACCTTAATGATAATTACGAAGGCGGAGAGATATCATTTACCATTCAAGATGGAATAGTTGAACATGAAGACAAGCCACGCCCAGACTTTCTTTCAGAAGACAATAAAAATAAAATAACTGTATCTATAAAGCCAGAAGCAGGAAGCGCAATACTATTTCCTTCATCATCACCATATAGTCACACAGCACATTTAGTTAAAAGTGGACACAAATATATGTGCCCATCATTTTGGTTTACTGGAACGGAGTTTATAGAAAATGGCAATGTATGAGGTTCAAGAACTAGCACCTAAAATATTTTATTTTACTAATGCAATCGCAGAGCCCAAAACATTAGTTGATCTAATAGAAAAATCAGATCAAGATGAGTCAATAGATACAGACTTTATATCAAAATGGAGACCTTGGAATTCTAGTAACAACGATGGCACCGTTTATGGATATGAAAAAATGCTTGACGCTGATTATAAAAAGATTGGAAAAAGCCCCTCCCCAAAGGAGCTATATCTTTTAAATAGCGTACTTGCAAATATGAAATTCTGTGCAGCAAAATACAAAGAGTATAACAATATTGAAGAAGATGTAAACATTGATACTAATTCTGCAATTAAAAAATATAATGTAGGATCATTAATGGGAGCCCATGCAGACCAATATGACGGTGATCTTAAGTTAAGATACTCATTAGTTGCATATTTAAATGACGACTACCAAGGTGGAGAGATAGCATTTCCAAACCATAACGTTGTTTTAAAACCACAGGCTGGAAGCATAGTGATATTCCCATCCTCAGAACCTTATTTGCATGAATCTAAAGAGCTAATTTCTGGTACAAAGTATATGTGCCCAGGATTTTGGCTTTGGTAATTTGGATGGTATAATTAAAAAATGGCAATAGTATCAAATTCAAAAGGCTTTAGCGTACCAGACTACGTAGACACTCCAGACGTCCCCAGAGACATCTCACAGCTTGCCTTAGACATTGACCTATACTTAGACTCACATCCAGGTCCTGTGGGACCCGCTGGCCCTACGGGTGCGACGGGACCAGCAGGCCCGCAAGGGGTACAAGGGGTTACTGGAGCAGCAGGCCCGCAAGGTGTAGCTGGACCCGCTGGCCCAACTGGATTAAAGGGTGACAAGGGCGATGCTGCAGCAACAATAGCAGTTCAATCAACAACCACTGGGCTTCCTGGCACAAATGCTAATGTTACAAATTCAGGAACAACGTCTAACGTACAACTTAATTTTACAATACCAAGAGGAGAAGATGGTGCTGTTGGCCCTACGGGTGCGACGGGACCAGCAGGGCAAAATGCTAATATTGACCCACTAGATAATAGAATAAGTTTAAACTTAGCGCTATCATCTGCGTATGGAGTTAACTCCAATTGGTATCCATCTTCAAATAACTTTTTTGATTTAGGTCAAGAGGTAGATACCTTTTCTGGAATACTAACTGCAAAAAATTGGAAAAGAGGTTTTTTTCAAAATCAAGTCTACGCATCAGCCTTTACACTTAATTCGGATTTAAGATTAAAAACAAATATCGAAACTTCTGATCTTGGATTAAATTTTATTAATTCTTTAAATCCAGTTAAGTATAAATATATTGTAGGAGATACAGTAACCACATTCGACCCAGAAGGAAATCAAATTGAGACACCCGTTGCTGGCGTAAGAACTCATTATGGATTGATAGCTCAAGAAGTCAAAGCAGCAGTAGATGCATCTGGAGTAGAAGATTTTAGCGGGTGGGTACTCAAAGAAGATGGAATACAAGCATTAACATATGATGAGTTTATTTCTCCGCTTATTAAAGCAGTACAGGAATTGTCTACAAGAGTTGCACAACTAGAACAGGGGTAATTATGTCTTATAAATACTCTGTCTTAGCAGACAACCCAATAGTATATTATAGCGGGACGATAACAGAAGCTTTTAGCGTACCTTCGTATCAAGATGTTTTAAATGATTATAACACATACCAGGAATTTAGAGATGCATTTGCAAACTACTCATTAGATTCTGGAAATGCGGTAGTTGATATTTCTGGTTGCCAAAACAATGGTTTTTATTCAGGAGAAGTTAAGTCTGACATAATCCCTTTAATTTATGGAGACCCATATGCAATTCAAATTAACTCCACAGCATTGGTAAATATAAATAATGCAAGAGGATATAGTGGAGAAATTGTAAAGGGCGGGTTTGCAAAAGAGGGTTTCTCTGATAATGATTTTTCATTTGAAATATTTTTATACCCAGTAATGCAATCAACAGAGCTCTTGCCTATACCCATAATAGGAGATCTACCAAACAATGTAGGTCTATTTTATGAAAACGGCAACATAGTATTTAAATTAAATAACAATAATATAACTTACACCCTTCCATACAAAAATAGAGCTTATCACATAGTAGGTGTATACGCTAAAGATTCAGCAACTCTGTATGTAGATGGTGAAGCGGTATCATTTATAAATCTAGATAATTTTAAATTTACAAACACAACATTGTCTCTTCTGTGTGGCCCAACACAAAACATAAATAATTACTTTTTAATAAATGGACTTGCAATATACAGGTATGCTCTTAATTCAAACAAAGTCATATCACACTACATAAGCGCAGTGTCAGCAAGACCACTTGATATATATGGCCCCTTAAATGGAAAAGCTTTTGAAATAAATGACAGCAACTATATGACGGATTTTGTATTTAGGTACCCAGTAGACAAAGACTGGTCTGATATAAATGTAGATGGCCTAGACCATAATGCTTCTAAAAAAACTTTATCAATATTAAAAACAGAACTCCCAACCGCTGCAACTGTTGAAATAATTGATATGATTTATATGCCATATTCTTTAAATCCAACCTCATCAAAAATAGAATGGGGCGGAGATAATGGGATATCTGTATTCTCAAGCACCGATGGAATAACATATGTTCAGTGTAAAAATAATTCTGTAATACCTCAATATACAAAGACATCTTTTAGCGCATCAAAAAAATTATACATAAAGATTGTTTTCCAATCCTCAGACACATCTAAATATGTTCCATGCTTAGAGTATCTTTTAATAAAAATGTACGCTGACAACAAAGAGTACTCAAGCAATTCTCAAGACCTGTTCTACCCAGGAAATTACAATATTGGCATAGGCAATAGAAGATACCCAATGATGATTAGAGATTCAAGAAATGGCATAAACGTAGACTCAGGCCAAGGATTTTTTATAAACACAAGCAGCCAAATTAATACCATAGAGACTTTTTATTCTCCAAAAGAAAGCGGAGCAGGAGGAATTATAGATGGGGTTTCTTGGAATCAAAGCGGTGCTATGACTATTGGATCTAACGTATTAAGATTTTATGTTAATGGCGTAAACAAAATACTTGACCCTAATGTATCAAGCATATTTAAGGCTGGCCAAATGTATCATATTTTAATAGTTTTAAGAACCCCAATAACTGGTGAAATAGAATTCAATAAGACTGGGCAATCCTCAATATATCAAAATATAGTTTTGTATGAAAAGCAGTTTAATGTTTCTGAATGTCTATCTAACTACTCATTGTATATAGGCAAAGCCACAACCCTAGTCCTAGATTCTGGCATAAGCATTACCGAAAACTCTGTTGAATATTACGATAATGACTGGATTGTGATCCAAAGCTCATAGTTTTGTAAAAAGTATTGACAAAATCTGGACTTTGGTACCAAAGAATGGTAAAATAAAGTACTATGGATATACTAAATCAAAAATCATCAATTATAGAAGAGACCCGTCTTGGAATATACGTCTGGGAAATGCCAGATGGAAGATGGATTGGCGATGACGATGGCAACTTCCTTTCAGTTACTTCAATGAAAGGCAACAAGTCAAAGATGGACCAGCTAGCAAGAGAGGTCCGTTCATTTGGAATTGATGTAGGGCAGCCTAAGTTCTTATCAGGCAGACGCAAAATTGATGATGAAGAATTTGAGTATCAATCACAAAGACTTCAATGGGGACTTGTTCCAGACCCATTAGATATTGGTAACTATAAAGATGGTGCCTTAAGGAATGGTAAAGTAAAATGACAGCACAGTTTATTGAAGATCAGGATGATAATTCTTCAACAATTAACATCTCAAACAATTCTGACTGGTTTTCATTTAAAAAAGAGAAAGAGCACTTTGATCCATTTTCAATAGGACTTGACGACCTAAAGAAAGTTAGAGGTCTTGGAACTAACTTTAAAAGAAAAGTAAATAGAGACTTCTCTCACTCATTTACTGGGCAAGACGGCGCAGCAACACACCAGAATTTAATGGCTCAAGCAATTAGCGGATACGCAATGTTTGATCTTATACAGCCACAATATAATCTTGAGTACCTCTCTCAGGTATATGAGATTTCAACATACAACTACGCAGCAGTAAATGCTAAAGTTGCTAACATTGTGGGCCTTGGATATAGCTTTATGGAGACAAGAAAAACCAACGATGCAATAGACGAGATCACTGACGACAAGCAGCTTGAAAGAGCTAGAAGAAAGATTAATAAGCTAAAGCAAGATTTACAAGACTGGCTAGACTCTACAAACGATGAAGATACTTTCACAGAAACCCTTATTAAGGTGTACACAGACCTAGAGGCAACAGGCAATGGATACCTTGAGATAGGCAGAACAACTGCTGGAAACATTGGTTACATTGGACACATACCATCTAAGACAATGCGTGTTCGTAGACTTCGTGATGGCTTTATGCAATTGCTATATGGCAAAGCAGTATTCTTTAGAAATTTTGGAGATACAGAAACTATAAATCCAATTGCTGGAGTAGAGGATAGACCAAACGAAATTATTCATTTGAAGAAATATACACCAATGAATAACTATTACGGTATCCCAGATATTATTGCAGCTCAAATGGCATTAACTGGAAATGAATTTTCTGGTAGATATAACTTAGACTACTTTGAAAACAAGGCGGTCCCAAGATATATAATTACGGTAAAGGGTGCAAAACTTTCACCAGAATCAGAAAGAAAGCTATTAGAGTTTTTCCAAGTAGGTCTAAAGGGAAAGAATCACAGATCACTTTATATCCCATTGCCAGCGGATACCCCAGACTCAAAAACTGAATTTAAGATGGAGCCAATTGAAGCAGGTGCCCAAGAGTCTTCATTTAATGTATATCGTGAAACAAATAGAGACGAAATATTAATGGCTCACCGTGTCCCAATTAATAAGATTGGAACACCACCTGGAGTCAATTTAGCAGTTGCTCGTGATGCAGATAAAACATTTAAAGAGCAGGTTTGCCGCCCAGCTCAGATGAGAATTGAAAAGAAAATTAATTCAATTATTGAAGAAAAGACAGACGCATTAGTTATTAAATTTAATGAGTTAAGTCTTACTGATGAAATATCACAAAGCCAGATAGATGAAATTTACCTACGCATGCAGGTACTTACACCTAACGAGGTCAGAATTAGAAAGGGCATGATTCCATTAGATGGAGGCGACGAAGTCATAGAATTAAAGCCACAGCAAGAGGCTGACCAAAGAGCCAAATCAACTGGCAATAAGACCAGAGATCAAGAACGTGCCAAGACTGCCCCCGATAAAAACGGTGAAGGCAGAAATGCCAAGGGCGACGGTCCTAAAGTCAAATAACTTTACTCAACTGCTATTTGCCTTTTGATATATAAAGCTATAAAATTAAGCATATGATTATCGAAAAGTCTCATTGGTCTAGTGATGGAGAAAACCTCCACCTCTCAGTACCATTTACAAAAGTAAACCGTGAACAAAGAACTGTTTCTGGATTTGCCACACTGGATAATATTGACCAGACAGGTGATGTTGTAACAGCAGAAGCAAGCATGAAAGCATTTGAAAATTTCCGTGGAAATCTTCGTGAGATGCATCAGTCAATTGCAGTTGGCAAGGTTATAGGATTTAAGCCAGAGACATACTACGATCAAAAGTCACAAACATTTTATAATGGAGTTTATGTAACTTCATACATTTCAAAGGGTGCACAAGATACTTGGGAAAAAGTTCTTGATGGCACTCTTTCTGGTTTCTCAATCGGCGGA